AAGAACGCAGGTGGTATCACTCTTAGAACTCATCGTGGTAAGGATCCTGATTGGCTTGTAATAGCAGAATTGCATAATGATGCGGATAACGACAAAGATAAAACATATCTTAAAGACCTGCTAGAACAGAATCATAATGTTCATGCTAGCGAATATAGCAGTGTTGGGCTAGACTACGATTACCACATTGACAATAACGGAATGATTGACCATCTACACAAGCAGATGGAATCAATAATCAACCGTTAAGTCACCCCTCTTCCACGTAACCTCTTTGCGCTTAACGACTTCGATGCAATTGAGACATATGGTTCGTAGATTACTGAATGCTACATTGTTCAAATCACCGTCAATGTGAAAGACAGTCATCTGACTAGGATATAAGCTTTTGAAGCCGCACAAGTCACAGTGCGGTTTCTTTTTATATCCAGCCTTCTCCCAACTGGGTACAATAGGTTTCTTCTTAGCCTTCTTCTTCCCACAGTTATCACATATGCGTCGGTAATAGGTTTTACCATTGCGGATATAGTTTATAGCGCAATAGTTCTTATTGCATTCCTTACAGATTGGTCGTTGTAGAGGCATCAACTATTTAGTTGATTTTTACCTTTAAAGGTCCCCCTATACCAGCTTTTTTAATTTATTTTATAAATATAGTTACAAGCCCAGAGAAGTGTATTCTGGGTTTAGGTGGTAAACCTCAGAATCATACAAAGGAAAAAAAGAATATGGCACTAGTATCTCCAGGTGTAGAAGTTACAGTAATCGATGAGTCTCAGTATCTTCCAGCCCCAACCAACACAATCCCTCTTATTGTGCTTGCGACTGCTCAAAACAAAGCTGATCCTACTGGAACAGCAGTAGCAGTTGGCACAACAGCCGCTAACGCCGGCAAGCTCTATCAGGTTACTAGCCAGCGTGATCTAGTCACTCTCTACGGTACTCCATTCTTCTACGAAACTACAAACGGTACACCGATTCAGGGTTACGAACTCAATGAATACGGTCTGCTTGCTGCTTACTCTGCACTAGGTATTACTAACCGTGTATTCACTATGAGAGCAGACATTGATCTTGCAAGTCTTGTAGGTCAAACAGGACGTCCTACTGGTAACCCAGACAACGGTGCTTACTGGCTCGACACTACGACTTCAACTTGGGGTATCTATGAATTCGATTCAACAACTGGTCAGTTTGTATTACAATCTCCAATCGTAATCAGTTCTGCTGATCAAGTTACCGGTCATGTTCCTATTCCTAGCGTAGGACAAATAGGTGATTATGCAGTTGTTGCAATTCCTACATACGATTATCCAAGTGCATCTACTGCAGGAATGTTCTTCTATAAGACACCTAGTAATGAATGGGTACGTATTGGATCAGCAGACTGGGCTAGTTCTTGGCCAACAATTCAAGCTTCAGAGGCTGACCCAACATTGACTGAAGGTGATGTATTGACTCTTAACATCAACGACCAATATGTGTTAGAAGTCGAAGTCGATGAAGCGCCAAACAACACAGTAAGCGTTATGGCAGCAGCTATCAATGCATTTGATTATCCATTCATCTCAGCAGATGTTATCGGTGGCAAGCTTGTTATCTATTCAGCACAGTTTAATCAACAGTATAGTAATACGGTCCCGTTCATTACTGCATCAAGTGCTTCAGAAACACTTTTGGCTGATTTAGGAATTTTGGAAACCCCCTATTATGAAACAAGTCTGTTTTTAGGTGTAGCTTCTCAGCAGCCACTATGGCAAGCTGGACAAACTACCCCTCGACCATCAGGCTCAGTATGGATCAAAATTGGTGCTGCAGGCAATGGATTAGACTCTGCAATTTCAGAGTGGAACTCTACTACTTCTTCTTGGGTTCCTAAGACAGTAGGCTATAGTCGTTCAGATTGGCTAGCAATTGCTGGGTCAGATGCAGGCGGCGGGAAAAATATTCCGGCAGGAACTGTTTACGGACAGTACTACTTCAATAGCGGCGGCACTATTTATAACGGGGTAGTTCCTAATTCTTACATACAAGCACCAGTATATTATTGGGAAAGAATTGCAACTGGTCCAACTGTTATTACTGGTTCGGTGTTGAATCCAACGTTCACTAACGGACCATACACTGTTTCAGTGAATACTACTATTCCAGGAACATCAGCACTGTCCTCAACTTACACAGTGACCATTCCAGACAATGCTACTACAACTGACGTTGTTACTGCTTGGTCTGCTGCCGGAATTCCTTTCACTACTTGTACTGTTACAGATTCCGATGCGTTGCAACTTACTCACACTGAGGGCGGTTGCATTATTCTAGAAGACATTAGTGGCGCTGGAGTCAGTAACGGTTGGATTCAAGAAGCAGGCTTCATCATTGGAACTACAATCGGTGTTAAAGAAGGACCATTCGTAGTTACTAATTATCAACCGACGGCATCATCAACTACTGGTGTAGGTACTGGTCTACAGATTAACGTACAAAACTACTATCAAACTTACTTGATTAATCCAACTTCGTTTGCAAATGACGGAAGTGGTTATGCAGTAGGTGATGAGGTAACGTTCTTAGGATCTGCATTAGGTGGAGCTTCACCTACTAATGATTTGATTTGTGTTGTTAATGCAGTCAGTAGCGGTAACGTAACAGAACTCGTTTATAAGAGTGGTTCAGGCGCACTTGAGTATTCTACTTGCTTGTCAAACTGGGTAGAATTCTCGATGACAGCCAATGAAGGTGCTCCGGTTGAGGCTCCGGTAAACAATACTAATTGGTTCTTCTCAGTAATTGACGAAGTTGATATTATGGTCAACACTTCAGCAGGATGGCGCGGATATAAAAATACCAATTACGATAGTAGTGGTTTCCCTCAGCCAAGCGGCTCTAATGCAACTGATCCTAACGGACCACTAGTAAGCGCAAGTGAACCAACGACTCAGAGCGATGGTACTGCACTCGTATACGGTGATATTTGGATTGATACAAGTGATCTTGAAAACTATCCAATCATCAATCGTTGGCAGTCAGTAGACACTGTTGATAGATGGGTTCTTATTGACAACACCGATCAGACAGGTTCTACTGGTGTATTGTTTGCTGATGCACGTTGGGCAACTAACGGAACTACGAACCCAGCTAACGATCCGATTCCATCAATCACAAGCTTGCTAACTAGCAACTATCTTGATTTGGATGCTCCGTCAAACACTGCGTATCCGGTAGGTATGCTACTGTTTAACACTCGTCGTTCAGGCTATAACGTTAAGCAGTATCGTGTAAACTACTTTAACAACGACACCTTCCCTGATGAAACTCTACCAACAGAGAAGGATGCATGGGTAACGGCAAGTGGTCTACAGTCTAACGGTTCTCCTTATATGGGTCGTAAGGCACAGCGTAACATGGTAGTTCAGGCACTAAGATCAGCAGTTGACACTAACACTGCAATTCGTGATGAAGATAATACTTTCAACCTCATTGCTTGCCCCAACTATCCTGAACTTCAGCCTAACATGATTGTGTTGAACGCTGACCGTGGAGAAACAGGATTCATTATCGGTGATACTCCAATGAGACTCCCGGATGATGCTACAGCAATTCAAGCATGGGCAACTAATGCTGCTGGCGCAACATCGACTGGCGAAGAAGGGCTAGTATCTCGCAGTACTTATATGGGTCTATTCTACCCAAGCGGTATTGCACCGGATTTGGATGGCAATTTAGTTGCAGTTCCTTCATCACACATGATGATCAGAACAATTCTTCGTAATGACAACGTTGCTTATCCTTGGTTTGCACCAGCTGGTACTCGTCGCGGCATCATTGATAACGCAACTAATATCGGTTACTTAGATGCAATAACTGGTGAATTCCAAGTAATTAAGACTAGAATCGGTATTCGTGACGTATTGTACGTGAATCAGATTAACCCAATGGTCTTCTTCACTGGAAACGGATTGCTTAACTACGGTAACAAGTCAAGCTTTGCATCAAATTCTGCACTTGACAGAATTAACGTTGCAAGACTTATTGCTTATATCCGTAGACAGCTAACTGTTGCTGCTCGTCCGTTCGTATTCGAACCAAATGATTCGATTACAAGACAGCAGATTGCAGGTGTTGTGGAAACTCTAATGGTCGACCTAGTCGCTAAGAGAGGTCTCTATGACTATCTTGTAGTTTGCGATGAGTCAAACAACACACCAGCCCGTATCGATAGAAACGAACTTTGGGTAGACGTTGCAATTGAACCTGTTAAGGCAATTGAATTCATCTACATTCCGGTTCGTGTTCTTAACACCGGTGAGTTGAGCGGCGCATAATAAGTAAGGTGAGGGGTCATAACGGCCCCTCACTTTAAAAGATAAATACTTTTAACAGGAGAATACAAATGGCGACAGCCTCACAATCATTGTTCAACATGACCGTAGCATCTGATAACGCAGGCGGCAACCAGGGTCTGTTGATGCCTAAACTACAGTTCCGCTTTAGAGTCAATTTTTTGAACTTTGGGGTTGATTCCGACAGTGGACTTCAATTGACTAAGCAAGTTATAGATTGCTCAAGACCAAACGTCTCTTTCGCTGAAATTCCAATTCAGATTTACAACTCAACGCTAAAGTTAGCAGGTAAGCACACTTGGGCGGATATGTCAGTCAACATTCGTGACGATGCATCCGGAACCGTTTCGAAAGCAGTTGGTCAGCAGTTGCAAAAGCAACTTGACTTCGTTGAGCAGGCATCTGCTGCAACTGGTCAAGACTACAAATTCCAAACAAACGTTGAAATTCTCGACGGTGGTAACGGCGCACTAGCTCCTACTGTTCTTGAAACTTGGGAACTATATGGCTGCTTCTTGAAGTCAGTTAACTATAACGCACTTAACTATGGTACTTCAGAAGCAGTAACAATGGCACTTTCAATCGCCTACGATAACGCAGTTCAATCACCTCTTCAATCAGGTGTTGGTACTTCTGTTGGTCGTGCATTCGGTGGCGCTTCTGTTACAGGTATCGGCGCTACTACCTAATAATTAGGACAAATTAATGTCACTAGGAAATTGGGGTCAAAGTTTATTACAGGACGCTGCCGGAGCTTTCTTCGGCAGCGACTACCTCAGAGACTATACCCACGCTTCTAAAACATTCAGAACGAATTCGTATCAGAATGCACC